TGTAATGATACCCTCTGGCAGACAGTATGCTTTCCCCGATGTTGAGCGTAGAGCCAGTGGTTCGCCCACACACTTTACTATGATAAAGAATTATCCAGTGCAGGGATTTGCTACAGGGGATATTGTCCCCATAGTATTTCTGGAGATAGACAAGAAGTTAGAAAATATGCAGTCTTGTCTTGTCAATACGGTGCATGACTCCGTTGTTATTGACGTACACCCTGCAGAAGAAGAGCAGGTTATTAAGATCATAAAAGATGTAAATGATAACCTAATTAGCATCATAAAAGACTACTATGATGTTACTATAAATGTACCAATGGTGCTTGAAGCTAAGATAGGAAATAATTGGCTTGACACCAAGGACGTTGTGTAGTATAGTCAACTGATTCGTTTTAAGGAGTTTATAAAAACATGGAAAACAATTTATCTATTATCGGAACAAAAGAAAACCTTGCAGACATCATGGGTATGTCCAATACTGTTCCATCATCTCGCTCTGCTCTTGCAGAGATAAAGCAGGTACACCAAAACATTATGGGTACTAAAGAGGTTGATGGGGAAAAGATGGAAGTGGCTGTGATAAAAGCAGGTGCTTATTCGGTCAAGTTCCCTGATGAGACTGTGTATTACAGTGACAAGATCACCATTAGAACCTTTATGCAAAGGTTTCAGTGGGAAAGGTGGGATGATAACTTTACCAGACCTGACGGTGGCTCTGGAAGGATGCTTCGATCTGTCATGGGTAAGTCTCTCAGTGTGGACTTAAAGGATAACTACGGAGGTTTCAACTGCGGTAGACCTTCTGGTTATGTCAAAGACTTTTCGTCTTTGCCACAAGAAACGCAGGACATCATGAAAGGTACTAAACGGTACAGGATTGTGTTTGGACTGTGTACACTTGACAACGCTAAAGATGTTAGCGGTAAAACTGTTGATGTTAAAGAGTTCCCTTTCTTTATGCGTATTAAGAATAGAGATAGCATTAAAGCTATGACTGACATTTTTAATACGATACAACGGAATAACCGCTTTCCTATTCAGCACAATCTTAGTTTGTCTAGCGAATTAAAGAGTATACCTAGTGGTGCGACATACGCTGTCGTAAAGGCTTCTCTAGGTAGTGAAGTAGAGATTACTGCTGACGATCAAGAAACGCTGAATAGCTTTGTCGAGTGGGTTGAATCTATGAACTCAATCACTCTTTCTAAGTGGGAAGAGAATAGAAGACCAGAGGAATTGTCTGAGGCTGACGAGGATATTGTGTCTTCTATTGTTGAGATTGAGGACGAGTAGATGAACCATCCTGCAGAGTTGGCGATACACGAGTTCCTACAGAAAGTTTCTCTTGGTAAAGCTAAGATGAACAAGGCTACCCTCCACCACATAGCCAAAGACGTAGAGGACGCTCTGTCTCGCCAATTCTCAGGGAATAAGCGCAAGTTTAAACTTCGTATGTCTAATCTTGGACGTAAGAAGTGTCAGCTTTGGTTCGAAAAGAACCACCCTGAGAAAAGACAGCCTGACTCCCCTTACTTTCTAATCAACATGATACTAGGAGACATTGTTGAGGCGGTGTTTAAAGGTCTTCTTAGAGCTTCTAAAGTTAAGTTTGAAGACAGTAAGAAGGTCGTATTAAAAACAAAGAAGAAAGATATTGAGGGCAGTTATGATTTAGTTCTTAATGACAAAGTAGATGACGTTAAGTCTACATCGCCTTGGTCTTACGAAAACAAGTTTGTAGATTTCAACACATTAAAGAGTAAAGATAGCTTTGGCTACGTTGCACAGTTAGCAGGATATGCCAAGGCTAGGGGAGTAAAAGCAGGAGGTTGGTGGGCAGTTAACAAAGCCAACGGAAACTTCAAATATGTTGATGCAGACGATCTCAACATGGATGAAGAGCTTAGAAAAATAGATGATACTATAGCCTACATTGAAGACGATGAACCTTTTGAAAGATGTTACGAGCCAGTAGAGGAAACATACTACGGTAAACTCAGTGGCAATACAAAGTTAGGTATAGAATGTAGTCTATGTTCTTTTAGAGATGCCTGTTGGACAGATTTAAAAGTCCTGCCATCTAAAGTTTCTAGGTCTGCAAATCCCCCTTTGATTAATTATGTAAGGGTTGCAAATGGCGAAACTAAAGTTAAAGAGCAAGTTCGAATATGATGTAGCTAAATGGCTAAGGTCAGTAAAGCAAAAGGTTAGATATGAAGAAATCAGAATTAAATACGCTGTTATGCGACATAGATACTACAAGCCTGACTTTATTCTTAACAATGGTATTATTATTGAAGCGAAAGGATGGTTGCGTCCAAGTGATAGAACAAAACATTTACTAATACAAGCACAGTATCCTGATCTAGACATAAGGTTTTTGTTTCAAAACGCAAACAACCTTTTAAGAAAGGGATCTAAGACACGGTATTCTGATTGGTGTGATAAACATGGCTTTTTATATGCACACCAAGAGATACCAAAAGAATGGTTGACAGAACGTAAAAAGAGGATAAAACTATAGTCTCATGAAAAAATATATTAACAAAAATGACTATGCTCTAATTGTGCAACTAGATACGGACGATCATGGTAGGGCAACTGGTGAGAGTGTTTTTAGTTTATCATACAGTGATGACAACAAGTGGGACAAAGTAACACACGATGGTGTCATTGATATGTTGACAGTTATGATGGAAGTTGTTAGAATGATGGAGATAGATCCAGAGTTCAGAGATATGATGTCTAGCTTCTTAAGAAAGCACACACCAAAAGTTCCTAAGCTTGAGATCGTTGAAAGCAAAGACAATGTTATTAAACTAGATTGGAGTAACAAGGATGACAGATGAGGTAAATAGTCCACCACACTACAATAGAGGCGGTATGGAGTGTATAGATTACATAAGACAGCAGTTAGGTGACAACTTCAGGTACTATTGTGAGGGTAACGTCCACAAGTATATTCACAGATATGATTACAAGAATCAATTAGCGGATTTAAAAATACAAGACTTGAAAAAAGGTAAATGGTACTTAGATAGATTAATAGAAGAGTTAGAGAGAGAGACATGAAGTTCACAGTAAACATGACCATAGAAGTAGACGAGGAAGAAAACATTCTTCCAGTAGCTTACGGTGGTAAAGAAAGTGACGAGCAAGCTCTTAAAGACATACTAAGAGACTATCTATTTGATATTGACGGAATAACATTACTAGAGGGAGTGAAAGTAAAAAAGCATGAATGATTATCAAAAATTTATAGCAGTATCAAGGTACGCAAGATGGATGGATGACGCAGGACGCAGAGAAACGTGGAAAGAAACGGTTAGTCGATATGTAGATTACATAACAGAGAAAGTAAAGGGACAGTTACCTAAGGCAGAGATGTTCGATGCTATACATAATCTAGAAGTTATGCCCTCTATGAGAGCGTTAATGACAGCAGGGTCAGCGTTAGAAAGAGACAACACTGCAGGATACAACTGTAGCTATCTACCCATAGATGACCCGAAAGCTTTTGATGAAGCTATGTATATATTATTATGTGGTACTGGTGTTGGCTTCTCTGTCGAAAGACAGTATGTAAATCAACTACCTGAGATACCTCAGAGTATTGAAGATGTATCTACTATCATAGATGTGCAAGACAGCAAAGAAGGATGGGCTAAAGCACTACGTAAGCTAATAGGGCATCTGTATATGGGAGAATCACCTAGTTGGGACACATCTAAGGTCAGACCTGCAGGGGCAAGACTAAAAGTCTTTGGTGGTAGAGCCAGTGGTCCTGCACCTTTGATAGATCTTTTTAACTTCACCACCTCATTGTTTAAGCACAATGCAGGACGTAAGCTGTCTAGCTATGATTGCCATAACTTAATGTGTAAAGTTGGAGAGGTTGTTGTATCAGGTGGTGTTAGACGTTCTGCTATGATAAGCTTATCTAATCTATCAGACGGACGCATGAGACATGCTAAGTCGGGACAATGGTGGGAGACAGCACCGCAGATGGCACTATCTAACAACTCTGTGTGCTATACGGATAAACCTGATGGTGAGACATTCCTACGTGAGTGGACATCTCTTGTCGAATCTAAGTCAGGAGAGCGTGGCATATTTAATAGATTATCTGCAAAGGAACAAGCAAAGAAGTTTGGTAGGAGAGATGCTGACCATGAGTTTGGTACTAATCCTTGCAGTGAAATTATACTTAGACCCTATCAGTTCTGTAACTTAACGGAAGTGGTAATAAAAGAAAAAGATAGATTTGATGATCTAAAGAGAAAGGTTGCTTTGGCTACTATACTTGGCACAGCGCAGTCTACTCTTACTAAGTTCCCATACTTACGAAAGATATGGCAAAAGAACACAGAAGAAGAAAGACTTCTTGGTGTAAGTCTTACAGGTATTATGGATAATGAATTAACTAATGGGAGAAAACATGGGCTTGAAAAAACCCTCACAGCACTCAGAGAAGTCGCAGTCGAAACAAACAAAGAGTGGTCAACAATCTTTGGCATCCCCCAAAGCACAGCAATCACCTGCGTCAAACCAAGTGGGACAGTCTCACAACTCGTGGACTCAAGTTCTGGTATCCACCCTCGTCATAGCAGTTATTATATCAGGACTGTTCGCGGTGATAATAAAGACCCTCTCACACAGTTCATGATGGATAGTCAAATACCTAATGAACCTGACGTTATGAAACCAGATACACAGACTGTATTTAGCTTTCCTATGAAGTCACCAAAGAAATCCGTTATGAGGGACGATATGACAGCCATAGAACAGCTACAAACGTGGCTCATGTATCAGCGACACTGGTGCGAACACAAGCCCTCTGTGACCGTTTCTGTGAGGGATGATGAATGGATGGAGGTAGGTGCGTTTGTGTTTAAACACTTTGATGAAATGTCTGGTGTTTCCTTCTTACCGCACTCAGACCATACTTATCAGCAAGCACCCTATCAAGATTGCACAAAAGATGTATACGATAGTTTTAGCAGTAGGTTCAGAAATATTGATTGGACTTCCTTTATTAAATATGAAAAAGAAGATAACACAAAGTCATCTCAAACATTTGCTTGCTCTGGTGACAGTTGTGAAATCGTGGACATAGGAGCATAGCATGGCAACGGTAGTAATATACGCAACCATATTTGTAGCAGGTATTGTTAGCGTAATAGAGTATAAAGGTGATACATTTAAAACTAATGAAGATTGTATTACTTACTTAGAAGAGTACAATAATCATATTAATGAAACGTTAAACGATCACTTAAACAAAAAAGAAAAGGGTGCATCTGTTCTTTTTATAGGATGCTCAGAGAGAGGTAAATTTTTTAATCCAGATGAACAAACCACTTAAAAAAGATAGACCTTTTACAATAGGATTCAGAGTCT